AAAGTGAATGTTTCGCTTATGGCATATGCGGGGAGGTGACGCTATGATACATACAATCACGGCGGACGGCGGCGCACAAATAACGCTTGCCCCCGCAACGCTTGTCGAGGAAGTGACGCAAAATATTCTTATGATTCTTTCGACAATCAGGAACACCGCGCCGCTTGACCGCAACTTCGGACTTTCCGCCCGATTCGTTGATAAGCCGCTTGCCATTGCCGAAGCCGTGCTTGTGGCGGAGGTACTGGACGCAATAGAGGAATACGAGCCGCGGGCGGAAGTGGTAGATATTTCTTTCGGGCGGAACGAACGGACGGGAAAAATAGTGCCGAGATTGGAGGTGAAAATACATGGCGGATAATGAAAAAAGACGATACCCCGATATAAGTTTTGTCAACACCGACACGGCAACGCTTGTAAACAATTTGATTCATTCATACGAGCTAATGACGGGGCGGACGCTCTACCCCGCAGACCCGGCGCGGCTTTTCATATTGTGGATAGCTGATATTATCGTACAAGAGCGGGTAATCATCAACGAATCGGCAAAGCAGAATGTCCCGAGATACGCAGAGGGTGAGTATTTGGATTCACTCGCGGAAATCTTTAAGGACACGGAGCGGCTACAGGCGCAACCCGCGCGAACGACGTTGCGCTTCTATCTTTCCGCGCCGCAATTATCGGCGCAACTGATACGCAAGGGAACGCGCGTGACGGTTGACGGCGAAATTATATTTGAAACGGCGGAAACCATCAGCATAAAGCCGGGAGAGCTTCACGGCGACGCGCCCGCCGTTTGTGAGAATACGGGAGCGGTTGGGAACGGTTTTGCCCCCGGTCAGATAAACGAGCTTGTTGACCTATACCCGTTTTACGAGCGGGTGGAGAACATAACGACAAGTGAGGGCGGCGCGGACACCGAAACGGACGCGCATTTTTACGAGCGGTTGCGCGATAGTATGGAATCCTTTTCAACGGCGGGTTCAATCGGCGCGTATGTCTATTGGGTAAAAACGGCTTCGCAGAAAATCGCGGACGTGAAGCCGACAAGCCCCGAACCCGGCGTTGTCGATATTCGCGTATTGCTTGAAAAAGGGGAATTCCCCGACGCTGAAATGATTCAGCTTATCCACGCCACACTTGACGGAAAAATACCAATGACAGACTTTGTTATTGTGTCCGAACCGGACACACGGGCTTTTGACGTTGATGTTGTGTACTTTATCCCGCGACAACGGGAGGACAGCACGACGGCAATCAAAGCCAACGCCGAAAAAGCGGTTGACGCATACATAAGTTGGCAAACGGAAAAGATGGGGCGCGACATAAACCCGGACGAATTACTTTACAGACTGAAAGCCGCAGGGGTGAAGCGTATCGAGCTTGCCGCCCCCGCCTTTGAGGTTGTGGGCGATAACGAGGTTGCCGCCCTTGAAAAAATCAACGTCATATACGGAGGGGTTGAAGATGAATAACACCGTATACGATGTTGATTTTACCCGCGCACTTCCCGCGCCGCTTCAAAATGATGAAAATATGCTTGCGCTTGGGCGGGCGATTGCGGCGGAGCTTCAAGAGAATATAAAGCTATCACGCCGAAACATCATTTACCCGCGCATTGACGAATTGGAAGAAAGTTTACTTGATATTCTCGCAAACGACCTTCACATAGATTGGTACGACCCCGACAGCCCGCCGGAAACAAAGCGGGAAATCATTAAGAACAGCGTCAAGGTTCATAAGCTCATGGGGACAAAGTACGCCGTTGAAAGCGTGGTTGCGGGATATTTCGGCAGCGGCGAGGTTCGGGAGTGGTACGAGTACGGCGGCGAACCTCACCATTTTAAGGTTGTGAGTGACAACCCGAGCTTGACAGACGAACGGGCGGCGCAATTTTTCCGCATACTGGATATTGTCAAGCGTAAAAGTTCGTGGCTTGATACGATTCTCATTACCTTAACGGGCGAATCGCCGTTGTTCTTGGGGGCAATGCTTCAAGAGTTCACCCGAGAAGCCCATATTATGGGACCGCAAGATTATATTGAGCAATATTTGACGCTTAACATATCGGGTGTGTATGTGGAGCGCACGGCGGAAGCCCACGCGATGGGGACGCAAGACAACCTAACACTTTTCTTCGGCGCGTCGATTTACGAGCAAGCGGCGGAAAGAAACCGCTTCGGCAGCGGCGAGATTGCGGAGCGGCACGGCGCAATACTTTATGAACGAACAAACGAACAACACACCATAAGGGAGGAATAAACGTGAGTACATTTATCAACAGCGACATAACCAACGGCGGGCGGATTCTGATTGCCAAAAACTATTTGGGGCAACGAATGAATTTTACCCGAATTGTCATGGGCGAGGGCTACCTTCCGGCGGACACCGCGCCCCGCGATATGACGGACGTTGTAAGCCCCGTTGTCAATATCGCCATATCAAAAAAGAAAGTCAATGCGGACGGCACGGTTATTATCGGCGGCGTGTTTACAAACGCCGATATTTCCACGGCGTTCTTTTACCGCGAGCTTGCGCTATTTGCGGAGGGCGAGGACGGCACAGAGGTTTTATATTGCTACGGCAACGCCGGGGACTTTGCGGAGCGTATAACGCCCGTGGGCGGCAGTTCCGTTATTGAAAAGGCAATTGACATCGTAACCGCCGTGGGTACGGCGGAAAACGTAACGGCAACCATTATCAGAACGACAACGGCGGATGAAATTTCGTACAACGACAGCGCAAGCCATATCGGAGCGGCAAGCGTACAAGAAGCCGTTGAAATCTTGGCGGCGCGAAGCGGCGAATCGCTTACGTCAATCGTTATTTCAGACACCGAGCCAACCGAGCCTTGCGAGGTGTGGCTAAAACCTACGGGGCAAACCGTGATTACGCCGGAAATGACCGACGACCCCGAAGCCCCCGCGCCGCCCCCGCAAACCGTGTTTTTCTATTTGGCGCATTATTACGACAAGGCAAAAAGCAAATTCGCGCCGTTTATGTATACAACCACCGCGCAGAATGTCCTTATGTCCCCCGGCGGCACGGAAACCGTTTCGGACGTTGTGGCACAGCTTCAGAGCGCGAGGGTTTACACCTTGTCGGAGCTGTACGCCCACGCGGGCAACGCGGATATACACGCCGCGCCGGGGCAACTGGACAATGTTTTTACGGCGTTGGGCGAGCTTGTGCTTCACGTTGACGATTTAAGCATACACATTACGCCGACCGACAAAGCCCATTGGGACGGCGGCGTTACCACGGCGGCGCAAGCGTTGTCGGCGGCAGGGACCGCTAACGAGCGGGTGGGGCAATTCGACAGCCGCATAGCAAGCCTTGAAGATAGCGTTTTCAACAACATAACGGCAAACCCGTTTTCGATTGCCTTTGATAACCTCACGGGAATAAACCTTGTCAAAGGCATTTGGAACAAGGGGGCGCAGCGGATAGAATGTTAAAGTACGCTTGCACACAAAAAGAATTGTCCTGCATAATCGGACATTTATTCGTTGAGATAGAGCCGCCTTGCCCCGCGTGTGAAGGTATGGAGCAAATAACTATTTGCGGTACGACCTACACGGGACAAAAGGCGGTTCTTGCCGTTTGCAAGGACGGGTTTTTATATGACGGAAACCCCGCGGACATTGACAAAATCCGAAAAGGAAGGTGTATGGGTGGAGCAAAACACGCGAAAGCCGCAGAATGAATTTTTGCTTATCACAAAGGCAAAAGACCTCGCAAAACATACCTTTGCTATGACAAGCGAAAAGCGATACCCGAAGAAATACCGCGCCTTAACCGAGCGGCTACACGATAGAACACTTGAAATATTCGAGTGCATACAGGAAGCAAACGAATTGGAGTTATCAGAGCCGCGAGAATTCGCGGAGCGTCAGCGGCTACAAAAGAGGGCGTTAACGCTTTGTAAAACGGTTCTGTTTCTCATAGAGCTATCGCACGAAAGGGGGTGTATCAGCATTGAAAGTTGTCAGTATTGGACGAAGTATGTGCTTGATGTAAAGTACATGGCGGCAAAGTGGAAAAAGATTGAGAAAGAAAAGTACACAAGCCGCCGCTAACCGTTTTAAGGGGTATGCTTTGTTTCGCCCAACGCTTCGAATTCGTACAACGTCCGCAACGTCAACACGACGGGCGCGTTGTCCAACAACAACGCGTACAACGGGAACAGGGGCGTTCGCCCGCTTTAGTAGAAACCGAGAACGAGTAAGCTATAGCTGAAAGCAGAGGACTACCATTAAAGGAAAGCATATCCCGCCGCCGCGTGAGCGGGGGTAAATACAGGATTGCCGATGTTGATACATTGTTATTCGCAAGGTAAAGACTATATACGGCAAGGAGCTTTTTATACATGACCGATTATGAAAAGGTTTGCAGTTACAAGAATCTGCTTGCCGCGTTTAAGAAATCGCGCAGAGGGAAACGAGGGAAAGACAGTGTTGCAAAATTTGAAGCGAGCTTGCTTGAAGCCCTGCACCTCTTGAACGCAATGCTTGTAAATAAAACCTACAAAATGTCACCCTATTTGACATTTGAGGTTGTAGAGCCGAAACGCCGTGAGGTAATGTCAGCCGCGTTCAAAGATAAGATTGTGCAACATTCCCTTTGCGACAACGTATTAGAGGAGCGGCTTACAAGAACCTTTATTTACGACAATTACGCGAACCAATGCGGCAAAGGTACGCATTTCGGGCTTGACCGCCTAACGGAGTTCATGCGCCGCCATTACAGGAAGCACGGCGCGAGCGGGTGGGTTTTGAAATGCGACATAGGTAAATACTTTTACTCAATTCGGCACGATATTTTGAAAGAGAAAATCAGAAAGTTCGTTGCCGATACCGATACATTGTGGTTGATAGATTTAATTATTGATTCGACCGACGACCCCGGAATACCGATAGGAAACCAAACTTCGCAATGGTTCGCCGTTTTGTATTTGAACGACATGGACCATTTCATAAAGGAAAAATTGGGGATAAAGTATTACGGGCGGTACATGGACGATTTTTATTTAATCCATGAGAGCAAGGAATACTTGCAATATTGCCGCGGGGAGATTGAGAAGCACGTTGAGAAATTGGGGCTATATCTCAACGCGAAAACAAATATTTTCCCGCTGAAGAACGGAATTGACTTTTTGGGCTTCCATATGTACTTAACCGAAACGGGCAAGGTTATTCGCAAGGTGCGCCGTAAGAGCAAAAACAACACGCGGCGCAGACTTAAACGAATGAAAGGCTTGCTTGCGGCGGAGAAAATCACCATGAAAGAGATACACGATTCATACCAAAGTTGGCGAGGACACGCGCAGAAGGGCGATACATACCACCTTATCCGTGATATGGACGCTCTTTATAATAATTTATTCAAGGAGAGTGAGGAACAATGCCACAAAAATTAAGCGCACTGGCGGTAGGCGCGAAGGTAAAGGAAACGAATTCGCTATACTTCGGCAAACCGCTGATATTCAAGGTTGTTGACAAAAACCACGCGGGCTACCCGGCAAACTCCGTTACCCTGCAAACGGAGCGGATTATATGCCTAAAAGCGTTTGACGCTATCGAACCGTCGAACAGTGACGCGAACCGCAAAACGGCGGGCAACAACCGTTACATACACAGCAATTTACGGCAATGGCTTAACAGCGACAAAGCCGCGAACGTGTGGTTCGCCGCACAGCACGGCGCGGACGCGAAGCCGACAACCGCCGCTTGCGCGAATTACAACGGTTACGACACGGAAGCGGGATTTTTAAGCGGCTTTTCCGCCGCACTCAAAGCCGCGCTAATGACAACGACATTGACGGTTGCGAGAAATACCGTAACGGACGGCGGCAGTTCGGAAACTTGCACGGATAAAATCTTCTTGGCTTCCAATACGGAGGTTGGGCTTGCAAACGAAAACAGCATTGCCGAAGGTTCGGTACTCGCGGCATACAGTACGGACGCTTCCCGCGTCGCCTACCCGACCGCCGAAGCCGTCAGCAACAGCAATTACACAAACGCGAGCTTCAACACGGGCGCGGGTTGGTATTGGTGGTTACGAACGCCCTACGCTTCGTATTCGTGCGTCGTCCGCGTCGTCAACGCGGCGGGCGCGTTGTCCAACCTCAGCGCGTTCAACGGGTACTGGGGCGTTCGCCCGCTTTGTAATCTTTCATCTGAAATCTTGGTATCTGATTCGGTTGATGGTGACGGCGCATACACTATCGTTTGGAATCAACCCCCTACCGCGCCGAACGGCATTGACGCGCCGGGAACGATACAGGGCGGCAAAAGCGCGGCGGTTACTTGGGGCGCGTCAACGGACGCGGACGGAAGCATAAGCGGATATATCCTCGAACGCGCCACCAACGGGGGCGCGTTCGAGCAAATTTACAAGGGTATCAACCGCACGTTTTCGGATAGTATCACGTTCGGTTGGACGACGGTTCAATACCGCGTTAAGGCGTATGACAACATAAACGCCGAGGGCGGTTATACAACGTCCGCCGTGCTGAATGTCATAAACAGCAACCCGCCGACCATCAGCGGGAGCAACGCGGATTTGGGAGTAAAAACGGGGACGTTCAACCAAACGTACACCGTTACGAACCCCGATACGGGAATTGCGAAAACCTTAACCGTTGTAGAGCGGATTAACGGCGTTCAGAAGCGGAGTTATACGGCAACGTCGGGGACCGGCAACACGTTCAACGTGACGGCGGACGAATGGCTTGAAATCCCGAACGGCGCAAATACCCTCACAATCACCGTATCGGATAACTACAACGGAACGGCAACTCGCACGTATACTTTTACAAAAAGCGTGGACGAAATCGAGTTTACGCTTACAACGCCGCTTACCGCCGACGCCGCCGTTACGAAAGCAATTATGAATATCACGCGGCAAATTCCCGCAGGGGCGGCGTTTACGGTTGAGGTGTGCAACAACGCATATGACGCAACGCCCGCGTGGGAGGACGTGACCGCCGCCGTTGCGTCCGGCTCTAAATTCTACTTGACGAACGCGACCAAAACCGCGACAAATTGGGGCTTCAATATCCGCGTTAAGGTTAAGCGGCAATCCGCAAGCGGAGATTGCTTTATTCGAGGAATGGGGGGTAATTTTGAATGAGTGTGGAACATAAAACGCACAGCGTAAGGGACCGTCAGCTTCAGAGCGCGGGCATTACGCCGCCCAACGACTGGAATGACATTGAACAGGTTCGCGCCGTTGTCAAACAGGAAATCGGCGCGGCGTGTACCGCCGTTATTTACGCCGGGGTTGAGGTTGAGGGCAAGCGGTACAGTTTGACCGAACACGACCAAACGGAGCTTATGGCGCAGTTACAGAGCGTCAAAGAGGGCGCGGCGGCTATTCCGTACCACGCGGACGGTGAGCTTTGCCGTTTGTATTCGGCGGAGGAATTCGCGGCGGTTGCACAGGCGGCAACCGCGCACATCTTTTACAATAGGACGTATTGCAACCACTTGAACGCGTGGATTAAGCGGGCGACGGTGAAACAGCTTGCGACAATCAAATACGGCGTGGAGTTGCCGAAAGACCTTGCGGAAGCAATGGGCGTAATTCTCGCAGCGGCGGCGGGTGAATCGTCATGAAGCGAATATTAACGCTATGGCTTGCGCTTGGTGCGCTGTACGTCACGATTGAGGTATTATGGCGCGGGTATACCCACCCGTCAATGTTTGTTGTGGGCGGGATTTGCGGCGTATTGGTGGGGCTTATCAACCAATACCCGCGATTCTACCGCGCCCCCATTGCCGTTCAATCCGTCATTGGGGCGGTTCTTGTGCTAATCGTCGAGCTTGTCAGCGGGCTTATTCTCAACGTATGGCTTGGCTTGAATGTGTGGGACTATTCCGGGCAGTTCGGAAACGTCTTAGGTCAAATATGCTTGCAATACGCCGTCTTGTGGGTTCTGCTTATGCCGTTTGCGATATGGGCGGAGGATACGGGGCGTTGGCTTATTCATTCGTGGGACAAGCTATTAGGCAAGGCGGCGGGACCGCCGCCCATATACCCGCCCTATACATTGCGCCGCATTTACACGGATTTTTTCACAGGCAAATAACGGACAATATGAGCTTACCCCCGGCGCGTTGATGTGCCGGGGGTAAGTATATTTTTAGGAGGTGAAGCTATGACGATTGAGGTTGCATATTTAATATCGTTTGTGTTTGGTATTTCGGGTTTTATCGGGGTTTGGTACGGCATGAGCCGCAACCGAAAGCATGATTCAAAACAGGACGCGACCGAGCAAGCGAACATTGCGTTCGAGTTGAAAGCCCTGCAAAAAAGCCTAATGGAATTCAAGACGGAAATGAAGTTGTCGATAGAAGCCAACGGGCGCATGACGCTTGAAAACCACGACAAGATTATCAAACTCGAAGCCGACATGAAAACGGCGTTCATTAGAATTGATGAAATAAGGGGGCTTAACCGATGAAGAAAAACATTGCGGCAATCGCCGTTGTTATTGTTTGCTTGGTGCTTGTGTCGTTCCCGTGGATAAATTCGCGGCTTTACGAAATCCGCGCAAACAATATCGAAAACGAGGTTCAAATAAGGGTGACTTGGAAAGAGCGGGTATCTTACGGCGATATTTTCCAACAGCACTATTATTTGATATACGGTGAGTTGGCAGACGGTACGCCGTGCGTATTGCAGAACACGGACGCGCGGCTTCGGGACAAGTACAACGGTTCGGACATTTACCAACGCGTCGAGATTGGGCGGGTGTATACATTCTTTGTTGTCGGTGAGCGCGAACCCAAACGCGCCCGTTACCCGAACATAATTGAAATCGTGGACGCGCAAGACGATTGGGACACGGAGTAAGGGGGCGCAATATGAATCTATTTGCCGCAATCGCGGCGGCGTTCGTTGTCGGGTGCGCCGCAATGTTTTTCATTGTTGCCGCCGCCAACGCCGCGCAGAACCGCCGCCGGAAAACCCGCAAGCCGCCCGCCGCCGCGCCGAAAAAGAGGAAAAAAGCGGAGTTTACAAAGATTGTAATTTTGCTTGTGTTAAGCACCTATTTTATCGGCGTTTTCATCGGCGGGAAAATTGTAATGCTTGATTTTGAGCAATTGGGCGTATACCTCGCGTTCATCGGTGCGCCTACGCCTATTGCAATCGGCTTCTATGTGTGGAAAGCCAAAGCCGAAAACATAATCAAAATCAAGAACGCAAACCCCGCCGCAACGGAAGGCATACCGATAGACCTTAACAACATCAACACATAGGGGGTACAAAATGAAAATTTGCTTAGACGCGGGACACGCCGGGAAATACAACCGAAGCCCCGCCAACGGCGCGTACTACGAAAGCGAAGCCATGTGGAAACTGCACCTACTCCAAAAGAAGCACCTCGAAGCATACGGGTTCGAGGTTGTGCTAACGCGAAAGGCTATAGGCACGGACAAAGAGGTATACGCAAGGGGCGCGACCGCGAAGGGTTGCGCCTTGTTTATTTCCAACCATTCAAACGCCGTTGGAAATTCGGGGACAAATGAAACGGTAGATTATCCCGTTGTATTCGTTCCCGTAAACGGCAAGGGAAACGCCATAGGCGAGAAGTTGGCGGCTTGCATACAAAACACTATGGGGACGGCGCAAAAAGGGCGCATATCCACGCGAGCGGGCAACAACGGCGATTATTACGGCGTTATTCGCGGAGCGGTTGCGGTTGGAGTGATTGGCGTTCTGATAGAACACTCTTTTCACACCAACACCAAAGCCACGAATTGGCTTTTGAGTGACGCGAACCTTGACAAACTCGCAAAAGCGGAAGCGGACGTTATCGCAAAGCATTTCAGCATGTCCGCGCCCGCGCAAACGCCCGTTGTCCCCGCCGCGCCCGCGCCGTCAACGCCGACCGCCGCAAACGATGAAGCAATTTGGGCGTTCCTCACGGGCAAAGGGTTAAACGCTTACGCAGCGGCGGGGGTTATGGGGAATCTGTACGCCGAGAGCGGATTAAGCCCGAAGAACCTTCAAAACTCGTATGAAAAGAGCTTAAACCATACGGACGAATCTTATACGAAAGCCGTTGACGGCGGGGCATATAAAAACTTCGTCAAAGACAGCGCGGGTTACGGCTTGGCGCAATGGACGTTTTGGAGCAGAAAACAGGCGTTGCTTGATTTTGCAAAGGCGGCGGGCGCGTCGATTGGCGATTTGACAATGCAACTTAATTATTTGTGGAAAGAGTTGCAGGGTTACGCGGGCGTAATGAGTGTGTTGAAAAACGCGAAATCGGTTCTTGAAGCGTCAAACGTCATTCTTACGCAGTACGAGAAACCCGCCGACCAAAGCGCGGCGGTTAAGACAAAACGGGCGGGCTACGGGCAAAGCTACTATGACAAATTCGCGGGGAAACCCGCCGCCGCGCCGTCAACGCCGACCGCCTTTGCGCCGTACACGGTCAAAGTTACAGCGGACACGCTGAATATCCGCAAGGGAGCGGGGACGAATTACGCAATGAGCGGCGTTATCAAGGACAAAGGGGTATATACCATTGTCGAGGAATCAAGCGGGACCGGCGCGAAAAAGTGGGGCAAGCTGAAAAGCGGCGCGGGTTGGATTGCGCTTGACTACACGGAAAAAAGATAGGGGGACACGACATGAACGTAGTAAATTTTATATTGGCGCATTGGGATAGCGTCATTGCGGTTCTCGTTCTCGCCGCGGGCGTTCTTTTCTTGTACAAGCGGGGCGAAACGCAAATTCTTGATAGAATCCTTTTCGGGCTTGTCACAAAGGCGGAACGGGAATACGGCGGCGGCACGGGCGAATTGAAAAAAGCCGCCGTTATCGAATGGGCGTATGACAAAATCCCCGTTGTGCTGAAGCTCTTGATAACGCGCAGGGGGCTTGAACGCATGATTGACAATGTGCTTGCATACGCTAAAACAAAATGGGCGGCGAACCCGTCTTTGCGCGGTTACATCGACGCCGCGCCGAGCGAAGCCGATAAATAAAACGTGTCCGAATCGGACACGCCCGAACACGCAAAAAGCCCGCCGAGGTTATCAGCCCCGGCGGGCTTTTTCGCGTCTATGGCTTAATCGGACAACGCCGCGTGTTCGTAATAGCTATCGGCAATATCCGGGAAGTTGTTCCAGTCAAAATTATCAAAGTTAATTCTTTGCAATGAATCCTTTTCGAGCGCGAGCTTCATAACATTGCTTTCCGTTGTGTTGCCGTATGCGTCCGTGAGCGGGAGCGACCAAAAAATACATATTTCCGAAATATCGTTGCGCCCGTGCAGATAAGCCAAAATGTCGCGGGCTTGAAGTAGCATACCGTCGCGTATCATGTTCACGGTGAAATTGTCTTTGCCTTTTAGGTATATCAAAATAATTTCGCCGTCCTCTTTTTCTTTGTTCTCGTTAATCTTGACGCTTTCCACATCAGCCCGCGCCGCTTCAATTGCGGAATCAACGGCGGCGGCAATCGTCATTGTCGAAAGGTTGAAATCCGACAGCGAAGCAACGAGGTTGTCGGCAATCTGTTTTTTCAAGCTACCCGACAACGAATCATACGCGCTTTGCGCCGCTTCATAATCGGAGCGGGACGAATCGGCGGTAAGCCCTTCGATAAGAGCGGCTACGCCCTCGACCGCTTGCGCGTTCAACGTGTCCGTAGCGCGTTCGAGCGGGTAAATTACGTTAGCCCCTTGCCTTATTTCGACAACAACGCCGTCGCTTATATCAACCTCGCGCGAACCAACCGCCCCCGACCAGTCAAGCGCATATGTACCATCTTTCCCCGACACCTTCCGTACCGTCCGTATTTCGGCACTTGCACCAACCGAAACAAGCGCAATAAAAACTTCGTCCGATTGTTCCGGGGTCAAGCCCATACCAGTTCGGATATTGGCAACCGATTTTTCGTAAAAATCGTATTGCTCTTTCAGTTCCGCCGACTTGGGCGTATCTAAATCGACGACCGCGCCACATGCGGCGAGAGATAGGCAGAACAGGGCGCAGAGCGTCAGGCAAAGAGCGGCTTTGGTAATGCGTGTATAACGATTCATAATCATTCCTCCATAATTGCGCCGCAAGCTAACGGCGTTTTTCGCCCGTGTGAATCCGTGAGATACTTAATATGTCGAGGGCTTCCGACCATTAACACAATTTTAGCCTTTTTTCGTGTTAATGTCAAGAATGTTTCCGAGCATTAGCACAGCGCGGAGGGAGGAAAAACCGTGAAAATATACGACTATCAGGGCAAAAAGAACGTATGCGGCAACCGAATACGGGAAGCGCGAAACAAAAAGCGGCTTTCGCAATCCGACCTTGCGGCTAAATTGCAGATTGCCGGGGTGACGTTGGAGCGGGACAGTATAAGCCGTATTGAGATTGGAACGCGCTTCGTTGCCGACTATGAGCTTATGACGTTTGCGGACGTGTTAGGGGTTAGCGTTGAATGGCTATTGTCCGATACATAAGACGAAACACACAGCCCGCCGAGGTTTGCGCCGCGGCGGGCTTTTTTACGTCCGAAAACTTTTTTGAAAAAGGGCTTGACAACGCCTTGCTAATGGTATATACTTTAAGCATAAGAGACAACGACACAACAACGATTAAGCCGAGCGGAGGTAATGAAAATGACAATCAACAGCAAGTGCGGAAGCAAAGCGGTACAGCTTATTAAGAACGGCGGGCGTGAAGATGATATAATAGCAATCGCGGTGCAAAACAGTTTTGACAGCGAAACAATGAGCAATACAAGCTATTGGTTTACGGTAGGACATTACAAAAGCGAAAAAACCGCAATCAGACAGTCGGCAAAAAAGTTAGCCCAATACGGATATGAGTTAGCAACGGTTTAAGCAATAGCCCGAGCGGGGCGGTTGTCCGCCCCGCACACCAAAGCAAAAAAAGGGGGGTGCAGTATGCCGTTTAACAAAGACAACGCCGCCGCACACGGGAGCAAGGGCGGCGGCAACCGTTGGAAAGATAAAAAGCCGGAAACGGTTAAAAGTAAAATGTTCTCAATTAAAATAACGCCGATGGAGTACGCCGCCATAACAGACAAAGCCGCCGCCGCGGGTTTGTCGAGGGCGGAGCTTATCATACGGGCGGTAAACGCCTACGAGGTATGATTTTTTGACATGCAGCGGAAGCATATTCAAGTAATCAGCAAAACGAAAGCCCCGCCCATGCCGTTTGACAGCGTGGGCGGGGCTTTTCTCTATATTTTGGAGGGCTAACAATGCGGAGATTCAAACACCTATCTTATACCGACCGCTTAAAAATCGAAAC